GCCTTCATCGTCCTGGCGCTGCAGCGCAGGCCAGGCCAGACGAATGCGCGCGGCTGAGAGCTGGGTGTTGCTGATCGAACGAACCCACGGAGCATCACTGCGCAACTCGACGTTCAGCGAGGTATCGTTCTCAACGGACGGAATGCCTGGGATATAGGTCTGATCCACAGAGCCAGGGCGCCAATCCCATTTCACGTTCGGGAAGTTGTAATTGCCGCTCGCGTCTCGGATCGGCGTGTTGTCGAGGAAGATGCTGTAGTCGGTTGGGACTTCGTCGAACTCCCCCTCGCCCACGGCGATCAGGAGCTTGGCCAGGTTGGTCGAGCGCAGGCTGTCGCTGGCTTCGGTCGGAGACTTGGGCTTGCTGCTGCCGCCCTTCTCGCCATGGATGTCGTGCTTCAGTGCTGCGCCCATGCATTCCTCCAGGCGAAAAAAAACCGCCTCATGGGCGGCCTGATTGCTGCGTGCTGACTACGTTTTGTCTTCGGCATAGATCGATGCGGAAATGATCATGCCGCCCCACCGGCGATCACCAATGCAGATGGGTACCGGGTTACCGCTGGCTGTGGTGTTCTTGGCGCTGCCGAAGGCATACGACGGTGAGTTCTCGGGGGATGCACTTTGTCTCAAGCCGCCCGCTTGCGGACTTAGCATTTGAATAACGCCACCGATAACCATCGCCGCGCCTATCTGATACAGGAAGGGGGATGCGGCTGCGAAGGGAGTAAATGAAAGCACAAAGGCGGCGGCAATAAGAACCGACCCGATGATCGTCTGAAGGCCTCCTGCGCGTTTGCTACCGCTAATCACAGGGACGATCCTGATTTCTCTAGTACCACCCAGGTCAAGGCTGTCAATGCCAACGTTCTTTCGGTTTCGAAAAATCGCAAACGTCATCCCGAGGCGCTCGAGCCGTTTAATCTCATCCGCAAAACCATCTACCGTGGCATTTAGCGCTCGAATAACCTCCGTTCCAGATCCACCGTCCAAAAGGTAGGGTTTGCTGCGAAAGAACTTCTTGGACAAAGATCCAGAGAGCATCACTTTTGTAGTGGGTGTGTACTGAATAGCTTTCGCCATGGTTTTCTCCAGCCAATAAAAAACCGCCCGAAGGCGGTCATGTTCAAAGCGTCGTGGGGAGAATGTCTATCTGCCCATCACCGCCGGTGAAAACTCTATATTTCTTCACAGCACCATCTTTCACAGTCGCTTCTCGCTCTACCCGATCAGCGCCCATCGAGCAGATTCCGGAACCCGTATAAGCGGCCCCCACCGATACAGCCCCGGGTGGAAGATAGAACGAACCTTTTTGTCCGGCATTAAGTCGAGCTACTTGTCTACCCTCAATAAATACAGCCATCGAGCACAAGCTACCCGTATTTCCTGAGTCGCGGATCACCTGGAGTACTCCGAACGATCCTGAAGGCTTCTGCTGGTAGGCAGTCAACTGGCTTGGCGGAGCCTGCTTTGCATCACTCGACGGCGTAGGCGAAGTCGCACACCCCGCAAGCAACACAACAGCCGACGCTCCAACGATAAATTTCATGCAAGTCACTCCTGTGAAAGGCTTGCAATGTAGCACTGGCCGCCTGAAACGAAAAAGCCCAGCGGGGTGGGCTGGGCTCATCGTGGTGCGGTAATTCTATTTTCGATAAGAACGCCGAAAAATCGCCTTTCCGTCATAACGCTCGCAAATTTTTCGAGAGGCCCAAGCACACAGCAGAAAGATGGCACTGAAGACGATAAACAGAAACGTGGAGTTATTCGAGATGTGGTTTTCGGCCAGACCGGATCCCCAGCATCCAGCGACAAAACAGAGGATGAGGAGGATAAACGCAACGCCTCGAGGTGTGCCATAACTCACTTCAGCGTGACAACCTCTGCAGACTTGAGCACCCCATGGGACATTGTTCATACAGTGGGGACAGGTCACAGTGTGATTGATTGTCACTACTTAATTCCTTTGATTGGTACGGAGCAGCTACTCCGCTGGTAATGGATCAGAGAATATCGGCACCGCCCAAAAAATGTTTAGCTCATTCTCGCCTGTACGAATCCCCAGTAACGCTCCGCCGACGTTCAGTAGTAGCGTCTTGCGCTCATCGCAACCAAGGAGCGGTCATGTCAATTCGAAGCCTCGTTAAAAATCTCCCAAAAGACCCCGACAACTCTAACTCCGTACTCGGATGGGGCGTGGTTCAAATGAGTCCATGGAAGTTTGTAGATATTTACGCATCCAAGGATGCTGCTGAGGCTGAGGCAGCAAACCGTGGAGCCGGATATTCGGTTTCCTATGGCACGCATCGAATCGGAACGGACGACTTTGTAGGAGGACTCACACCTCCACATTGAAACCTAGCGCCACGGCCTTGCGAAAGCGGATCTCGCAGGAGCCAAACATGAGCTCTGCCGTCAGGCCGAGCTTGCCTCTGTACAGTTTCCGATAACCAGGACCGTCAGGCCCTATCTTTCCGGAAAACTTAATTCTTTCGATCTCTTCCCCGCCATCCAGGATAGCTATCTCCGCATCAGTTCCGCTGATCACTCCAAGCGACACGTTGAACAGATTACTTATGACCAGTTCGTACACCTGATTAGCATCCATTACTCCCCTCCCACGGCACAGCCGTTTTATGTAGTTGGTTGCGAGTCTTTGTGCCTAAGAATCAGGCGTGTTCGGTCCAGCCAAGGACCGCCAAAGACGATGACCTCCGATGGCCGGCCGTACAGATGGTGCAGAAGGAACGGTCCGGGGCCGAACGTTACCGCATCCTCGCCTGGCAATCCCGGATTAGCGCCGAGAAAGATCCCGGCATGGTTCGGGTAAACCGTCCGCCCTACTTCCATCACGATCATGTCGCCGCGTTGCGGCTGATCGACCGTGTAGAAGCCGGCGGCCTCATAATTCGCCTCATACAGACTGGCGTTGTCCTTGCTCTCCCACCAGCCATCAGCACGTTTGAAGGCCTCAAACTCAAGATCCCACTCGCGCTTGTACCAGTCGGCGCAGACCTGCCAACAGTCCCAAGCGCCGTGCACGAAGGGACGCCTCAGCAGCGAAACTTCGCCAGTTGGCATGACCGTGCGCAGATCGCCCTCGGGCCAACTGAGGATGTGCCAGGGCATCGCGGTCGCTTCGCACATGGCCAGGTCGCGCGGAGAAGGTCGACTGGTTGCGTCAGGGTGGGAATGAACAATGCCGATTACTTCGCCAAGATCCTCGGCGGAAGCGTACTGCTCAGCATCAATCCGGAACTCTTCGTTTGGCTCTGTCGCGATGTTCAAGCACGGAAAATACTGTTGCTTGCGCCCGATGCCCAGCAGCAGACCGCAGCATTCTTTGGGGTACTCGGCCACCGCATGCGCCTGAATGGCGTTCAAGATGTGCTTTCGCATGGTTAGCTCCTGGCAATTAATGAAACGGCCGGAAAGCCGCCGAATGGCAATGGGTTGCCATCGCCGAAGCGTGGGATGCAACCCCGGCCCAAGGTGGCGTCACATTCATCCAGCTCAGGGTTATCGGTGACGACGCCGTCCTTGGTGACATATGGCCCGGTGTAGCCGCAGTTCGGCCCGCGGTAGCCACCGGTGAGACACCAGTGACACAAGGTCGTGGCCTGTCTGCCGATGGACTCACCGCCGACGTCCCCCGGGCTGGCCAACTCCCAACTGACGTTCTCACCGTCTTCGTTCGTCTTCTGATCGATGTACCAGACCTCGATCGTCTCTTGGGTTGGGTCGGCTGTCGGGTTGCCAGTCGGGAAATTCTGAGCGTCCAGGTAGGTGCCCAACGTGTGACGCATAGTCAGCTTGAACTCGAGCAGGTCGTCGAACGCCAAGCACAGCGCAGTGATGCGTCCGTTGACGTTCCCGACCGACAGCGAAGGCCGTACCGCGGTGCCGTCGCCATTAGCCTCGATGCCGTCGATCCGCATTGGCCAGGCGCCGTACTCATTGCCTTGCCACCAGATCGCTTTTGCCGGCAACAGATCAGCATCGGCGCCGGCGGCGATTATCTCGGCGGGGGTGTGCGGAATAGCGTGCCCGTGAAAGCGCAGAACATCCGCGCCATAGTCCGTGCCGTCCAACTCAAAGAGCAGCACTTCGCTGCCAGGCTCAAGAACCTGGATGTCACTGATCAGCGGCATGGTTGCCCCTTAAGGTTGGAAGGCCCGGTCGAAAGTGGCCGTGAGTTTGAAGACGGTTCCACCCATGGGAGTGGGAACCGGTTTTTTGCAGGTGAACAGGCCGAGCTCGCCGAGCGGGGTTGTCCAGAGAAACGCCTTGGCCCCGGCATGCCGGTCAAAGAACGCCATGATTTCTTGAACCTTGTTTTTTGGTCCGGTGTAGGAAATCGGATAGGAGTCCTCTTTGTTGTTCGGTCCATCGCCGGCGATCTGCGAGTAGCCGCCGCCGAACTTCGAGGTGCGTACCCTATATGTGATATCGGGCGCGTCTCCGTTTTGTGTTGGCCAGGTGAAGCGCTCGATTGCCATCAGGCTCTCCCATTAACATTTCGAAAACTGACGCCACCGGCGCGCCACGAGTCAGCCACAGCTCTTTCTGCTGCCGCCTTCATTTGCGTTTGGAGGTTTTGTTGAAGCGCTTGCTGGTCAATCTGCATGCCTTCCGAGCTTCGGTCCTGCGTGATAACGCTGACCGGTGCGTTAATGCTGATTGACGAACCGCCAGTGCTATTGCTGATCGCTGCAACACCTGGCCCCGCACCAGAAGTCAGCGGAGTGACGCTGCCGCCATTCGCGCCAGTCATGAGGAATGACTTGCCGCCCTCGTTGTACAGCTCCGGCCCCAGTTCATTGACCTCATACAGGGAATTCGGCGCGACCGGCCCGCCGGCCGCTCTGTAGCCAGAGAAGTCGACGTTGGTGTATCCAGCTTGTGAAGCCCCTGCTGCCGAGGAAGTAGCACCAGCAGAGCCAGACGCCAAACCATTTGTAGCGCTGCTGCCAGTGAAGTAGCTGGTAGCCGCCCCGACCAGGCTCCCCAACAGCGCCGAACTGGCCTGCCTCGTCGCAATGCGCGCCATGTCCGCCAAGATCGATTTAGCGAAATCCCCAAACGAAGCCTTCCCGGTCATGGCGAAGTTGACGATCGAGTCCTCCATGGAGCTGAAAGCGTTCGTGAACAGGCTGCGCGTTTGGCCGGCGATGTCCCGCGCCGAGTCCAGGTAGTTGGCCCAGGCCGATGTCGCGCCCTTCGTCCAATCGCCCTGCGCCGCTTCGACGTCGGCATAGTTCTGCCGGATCTGGTCGGTTGCCGCCTTGTTCGCGTCTGCGAGAGCTTGCGACTTTTGCTTGAACTCCTCCGGGTCCATATTTCGGGACGGGTCAGAACGCTGGTTTTCCAGCTCGAGGGACTGTTGCGCGAAACGGTCTTGCTGGCTATTCAGCTCACCAGAAAGCGCATTCTGTCGAGCCCCTTGGCCGACGCCGTTGACTGCGCGCTGACCAGCAAGCGCCAGGGCTTTCTGTTGCTGCCCTAGGGCTGCAACGTACTGGTTGATGGCGTAAGTTTGCTTGTCGAGGCGCCCTTTCTCAGCGGTGGCCAACACCTCCTGCTGGCTGTCAGCATCCTTCTGAGCCTTGACCATTGCTGTGCGTGCGTCAGCGATCTTCTGATCGAGTTGAACGCGCTGCGCTGCCGTTGTGCTGGACTTGTCTTTCACGCCCTCCAGTGCCGCAATCTCGGCCTCGTACGCTGCCGTGACTTCGTCCCGCTCGTTGCCGATCAGGCCATCACGCCTCTGCGCGTACTCAGCCTGGGAAATCAGCCCGGCTTTCTGCGCCGCATCCAGTTGCTTCTGGGCGTTGCTGTACTCGGCCACAATGGCAGTGAGCTGGTTTTTCGCATCGTTGAAGCCGGTCAGGTCAACGCTGGCCGCCGCGGCCTTTGGATCCTTGTACTTGTCGTCGATGGCCTTCTTCAGTTTTTCATAAGCACCGCCGGAAAATTTCTTTCCGTCGAAATCGACGCCATTGAGTAACGGCGATTTCTGGCCGGTTTTCTCCGAGTCCTGATAAAGCTTCGTGAACTGGTCATTCAGCTTTTTGTAGGCCTCCTGACGCTTTGCAAGCGGATTCAAATCCTCCACTTGCTTGTCCAGTTCCTTCTGAACAGCGATCAGTTCCTTGTTGGCGTGCGTCGTTTCACCAGTGGTTGCGGTGAGACTTTCGCCGGCCGCCTGGCGAGCCTTGAGCCCAGCAAGCTTCTTCTCCAGCGCCGCGGTGGAATCATCGTTTTCACCATCACCCAACCCCAGTAGCGAATTGAGCGAACTGAGCCCGTTCGATACCGCGCCAGCAACTCCACCGCCCTTGCGAGTGTCGAGCACCCGCTGAGTGATCCCGATTTGTTTGGCCAAGTCTGGGAAGACTTCCGATCGGATTGCACCGTAGGCACCGGTGATCGCGATCTTGATGTTGTCCCAATCGCGCTCAACATCTGACAGGGATGCGCGGTAGGCCTTCAGCCGCTCCTGGGCTGACAGATTCAGGCTCTCGCTCAGGACATCCAGAGCGCGCTGATGGTCGCCTTGGTCGTCAATAGCCTTAATCACCTGGTACTGCTCGTAGGTGAGCAGGCCATATTGATCACTGATCTTGGCGGCCGCATCGGTGGCAGTGTCCCCAGCATTGGCCAGGGACTTGGCGATGTCGCCGGCCCCCTTCCCGGTTACCTCCCCGATGGCAGCCGCTGCCTGCGCTAGGTTCTGTATCTGGATGCCGCTGGTGGCGGCGCCGGATGCAAGTGCAATCACAGCTTCGCGCGCACCAGACAGATTGCCGGTCAGCACGCCAGCCGATTCACTCATGGCCTTGAGGTTGGCAATGCTTTGGCCTGCGTCGTTCGAACCGCCGTTGATTGCGGCGTTGAACTCACGCGCCTGCTTCATCGCATCGAAGTAGGCATACCCGAGCGCACCGATGACGCCGGCGAGAAGTCCTGCCGGCAGCAGCAGAGCCGCCATGCTTTTGGCCGACGCTCCAGCACCGGCGCCGAGCTGAGCAATTGCTCTCGCCCCGCTACCCAAGTCGCCGGACGACAGAGCGTTGGTT